TATTAAAAATTAATAATACACGTTGTTAATAGATTTCATAGGACATACATTCTTCATATCTCTCCCCTATGTGTTTATATAATAATTCTTTCTCTTCTTCTGAAGCAAAGGATATTTCATACTCTGACATATCACTGCTTAATAAAGAGCCACTGTAAAAATGAGGTTCTCTACTATCTAAGCTTAAAGCCCCTTTGTATAAAGCTCCATTAGCATTTCCATAAGATTTAAATATCCATATACTTCTTCTAGATACAGCTTTATAGATATTTCCCTTTTTTATTTCAGTATATTTCATAGTTTATTTCAGGTTTTGCTTCAACAAGGATAGGTCCTCTATTAAATAGGCCTTCTACTCTAACATAGTATCCAACCATAAATTCTGCGTAGTCTTCTCCCTTTATATTGATATGATTAATAATAGTTTTGCTATGATGTCCATTTATAGGCCCTCCTTGATTTTTCATATTTTCCCCATAATAGTACATAAGTCCCTCAACATTATACACAAGTCCTTTTATATTAGTATATTTCATATGTTTCTTCTAAAAATTCATCTGATATTTCTCTTCCATAATAAATATCACTCCAAAACTCATGCCCCTGACTAGTACCATCCCAAATAAAAGCTCCATTTATATCCCCTTCTAAAACCTCTTCTTCATCTTTACCCTTCCTGTTAGCCTCCTTTAAGACTAAATCCCTCAATTTAGGAGGGAGATGCTTTACAAGTGTTCCTTGTTCTATTTTCATATTAGTAAATTTCGTAATTAATTATAGGTTTCCAGGTTCCATCATTAAGGTAGGATAATAAATTATTCATACCCCACGACCCCTTTCCTCCTTCACCGTGAGTATAATACAAATATACTTCTCCTTTTTCTATTTTAACTTCATAAATATTTTCTAAAGAAAGGAATTTTACTCCGTTAACATTATCTTTTGTATACATAAAATTATCTTTTTTCAGATATGAGAGAAGCAGAAAAACATAACATACAGGGTATTATAACCCATGTATAAGAAACTGAGCAACAAAAAAGGAATATAGACAAAAGGAATAGAAATAGTCTCATATTAATATATTTCGTAGTTTATAATCACCATAGACTCCTCAAAAGGAACATATTTCCCTGCCTTTATACATGCGTCTAAATGAGCTATTTCCTCTGCTGTAGAGGGTCTAGTTAAATGGGAATGGCCTGAATTTTTTTTTCATATTCCCCTCCGCATATCCTATGTAAATAATGTCCCGGACTCTTCTCTAAAGCTATCCAACCAGGATATTTTATTGCTGTTACATACATAATTAATAAATTGTATAACTAGTGTTTTCTAACATACTTTCCCATTCTTCCAGGGTAATATATTGTAAATACCTTTTCTTTTGAGCTGGCCTGCGGTCCCACACATTATATCCAGCAATCCAAGTATCTCTACCATCATATCCTACATATTTATAATAATCTGGAGCTCCATGACCATTTGTTTGTTTTTCCATCCAACTATTAAATTTAGTCCATAGAGGAGAACTACTGTCTGTTTTTAAATACCAATATTCTGGAAGCATATGATTAATTTTATACGTAAATAGTTTCTCCGTTTCTTGTTTCTATGGCTACTTTATCTCCTTTAGAAAGCTGCTCTACTTTCTCTAAAAGCTCTTTTCTTCTTCTTACGTATTCTTTTGCTTGTTCATACGTATCTTTGTGCTCTTGCCATTTATTATACCTAAGAGCCCAAAAGAATATGAATTTATGCCCCCATATAAGGGGAAATATAATTTGTGTTATTACAAATGTTATTGCTATTGTTAATACTATTATTTCCATATTTTGTTTTTATTTTTAATAAAGAGAGCCCCAATAAATATAAAAATATTTGCTTTAGGCTCTCTTCTACTCATAAAACTAATCTTTAATTTCTTCAATTTCTATGTCTTCTATCTCAAAAGATTGCTCTTTTTTCCATATATCCCATAGCTCTGAAGCTATAACCTCGTCTTTGGCTATTATTGCCTTTGTGAAAGGGCTTTCTGTTAGTTGCTTTATTTTATATTTAAAAATAAAGGCTTTATCTTCTGCCATATATTAGTATATTTCGTATAAGAGAGAAGGTTTTTCTTTTAATATTTCTCCCCAATCCTCTATTAGGATTTCCCTGCAATCTTTGAATCTGTCTATTTTCGTAGAACATTCTGGTTCTCCATTTACGAGTCCATAAAGACAGTCCCTCCCGCCATCTCCATTCCAGCACGGCCTATGATGTTTATTCATAAACTGTACAAAATCCATAAATTTTCTGCTTGACTCCCATCTGATATAAAAATTATCTATTGTTTTCATGCTTTCAGTATTTTATTTCTTTGTGACTTTTCCATCCTTTATAAAAATCATAAAATCCCCATTCCCTCCATTTTCTTCCTGTAAATATTAAGGAAAGAGAAAACTTTCCTTTTGGAATAATAAGCTTATGAAATTTATCCCCCTTCCTAAATAATATACTACCTGGTCCATACCATTTTTTAATAATATAAGAAGTTTCTGCTGCGGCAATTCCTTGTTGTAAGGTTTCCTCCCAATATCCTCCCCATAATATAATAGACATATAATTCCAGGGATGGTCATGAGGAATAGCAGGGTCAGACATAAGAGCTTTATGTAATTTGATACTAAACCAGGGACAGCTAAATAAGGTGATTCTTATTAAATAAGGTTTTCCTTCCCTTTTTAGGGTAGTTTTCTTAATCCTCCCTATTATAAACCCCAATAAAATAAATAGTATTTTCATATTAATAAATTTGATATGTTTGGGAAAATAATGCGTTATATTTTTCAAAAGGAATAAAAACAGAACGAGATTCACAATATTTGAACCAGTCCATTTCTTCTTTAGTAGCCTCCCTATAAGTTCTTATTGAGTCATACTCGAAACACCAAGGGGCATTCTTAAAAAACTTATCTTCACTACTTCCTATAAAAGTAGCCATACATATAATAGGGTTTGATGGAGAAGGTTCTTCTATACACCTTCCTAGCATCCAGAAATCTCCCTCTAGTACCTTATATATTCTTCCTTTTTTCATTTCCATTTAAATTCATTTTTAAAACCTTTTCCAGAATGATTTTCTTCATAACAGTAAAAATCCATAGTAGGGGCTACTAAAAACAGCTGATTTATTAATTTTTTCTTCTCTATAGCAGATAAATCACTATTTTTTACCCTTATAGTTCCTAATACTTGTGAAGAACCATCTGATAAGAATTTTTTAGCTGATAGTACTAGCATTTTATTTGTTGGTATTTATATTAGTAGTTGAGAGTTCCTTATGAAAAGGGTTGTTACGTCAAGCGTAGTGTTATGCGTCATTGCCGCCAACGCACTGCTCACGGTGTTCAAATAACCCCATCAATGTATTGCATCCCCACGCCTTGCATTTACCACATACGAAGTCCGTAGATAGCAACGAACCGCTAACAAGGGGTTTTGTGCCATTCCCAGCGGACGAATAAGTATCAACAGCGGCTAAAATAGCCTCTAATTTTTCGTTGCCACTTGTGTTTGTGGAAGATATTGCTTCTGCAATTTTAGCCTTTAATATTTCTCTGTTCATTTGTAATTCTATTTAACTTTTGAATAAAACGGCACAAATCCCAGAACGTTCCCCAAGTTCGTGGTAATTATTCAATATAAACTGATACACTTCTCCGTATGTTTTCATTATTCGTCTTTTAAAGAGTATTTAATAATAAGGCCCAGAAGGAATATTTTCCTCCATATATACCCCCTCCTACTCAAACGCCACCAATAAGCAGAATTTCTAATCCCCAAAAGGAAATATACAAAACTTCCACGTGAAGGTTTATTCAGGATTAATACACGGTATATTGTGTGCATTTCCTCCTCCTTTATAACTTGCTTATCACAAAGCTCGGCTGCTACAATACACATACCTTCTTTTTTATACATATTCTTGTATAAGATTACAAAAAGCTTTTTTAATTTTCTCATAATAATAAGTTTGTAAAAGCCTCCCCTACATTTTCGAGGAGGCTTTTGTGTGTGTTAACGGCGCATATATAGGGATTTTATTTTAGCTTATGTTGCTGTAGCCCTACAATAGACACTCCATGTAGGTCTTCTGTAGGAAGTTCTAGACTATTCTCCGGGGAATAATTGTGTAAATACAGGGTTTTTGTATGTCCTGAATAAGAGAAGGTATAACCTTTGTCCTGTGCCCATTGTTTTAATTGTTTTTTATTCATTGTTTTTGTTTTTAGGTAGATTGGAGCAAATTATTGTTTCAAATACTGTAGAAAACCTCTCATAATGACTCATACCCATTACAATTAGTATTTTAGGAGTTTTGGAATGAAATTTTATTTTCTCTAATATCGCATCTACAGTCTCTCCACTAGAGATAAAGTCATCTATTATAACATTATCTCCTATTCCAGGAACTAGAAATGAGCTATGAGACTGTTCTCCTGGCTTTTTTACATGAAATATCTCCCATTTGTATTGTGGCAATAAGAGGGCAAAGGCTATGGCCAGCATACTACCAGAATTACCCCTACACCACAAATTAAACTTAGAGCCTTTTGGGTATTTAAGAGCTTTAAAGCCTCTTTTATAAGATTGTGTTATTTTTTTAACAGAATCTATATCACTCCCTATAGGGTAGTTAATATGCTCTCCCTCTATTTCAATATATTTTGCCATATATATAAAGTTTTAAAAATAGAGCCACACATATAGACATATGTAATAGGCTTTGCCAATAGGACGCTCCTAATGGACGTTTAATAATTTATATATGTTATGTATTAGGGTTTGCTTGTAGTGCTGCTCTGGCTTTTGAAATTGAGACGTATAAATCACTTTCCCCTGAATTAGTGGCGGGGCTACAATGAAATAACAAGTCTTTCAAAGCCTCTTTCATTCTTTCGTTTGCTTCTCGTAGGAATTTGTTTTCTTCTTTCAGTTCATCCACTTCAATATCTTTCCGGGTAATTTGTGTCTGCATTCTAAATATTTCCCGCTCCAATTTATTCACATATTTATCTTCATCTACTTCTGGCTTTGGTTGTTCTGTTTGGGGATGTTCGGATAGGTAAATACGTTCAATAGTTCCTGATGAGGAAGAAACCATTTCAAATTCCCATTCAGGGTTATATTGAGCAGCCATGAATGTTTGCCTTTGAATAGTTAATCCACGCCACCATTCAATAGCCAGTTCCCTTGTTGTTTTGTTAGAGTTGTTCATTTTTAAGCAGATTTTTGTAATTCATTGATTCTCACAACTTTTCCTGTAGAGGTTTCAATAACAGCGTATTTTGTAATCTTACGTTTACCTGTATACTGTTTGTATTGGTGTTTATTCATCCACTCCGTAATACCAGAAATGTTGTAATGAGAGGTGATATACATCCAATGAGGGTGAGCTTCTCCGTATGCACATTTAAAATCCTCCACATATATGAGGAGGTTATATTTTAAAGGGTTACGAGCCAACTCTTTTCCTGTGAGAGGAAACTGTATTATTCTTAATAGATTCATGAAATCTATTACTTTCTCTGTAAATGGCTGATTTAAAGTCATTTTTAGGGGATTTAAAGATGAATAATAGCCCAGCTGCTATAGCTGGGAGAGACATTAAAAAGAAAGCTAAAAACATAATTATTTATTTAAAAGGATGTAAGGAATTAATACAAGATATTTAGTCTTATTCATTTCCTTTAACTGTTCCTCTGTTTCTATATAATACACCTCTGCTGTTGTATCCTCTGTATGGTCTACAACATAATCCTTTATTTTAGCAGGAGTTTTCTTAGCTATAAATGTACAAGGCTTCCCCTTCTTCTCTATAATTACAATTTCATCTAGTTTCATGTGTATGGTTTTAGCACCCTTCAGCAGGGCTGTTAGGGTCAGTATGGGTTAGACTAGCTCCAATATTACATGGAAGACCCCATGTTTTGCTTTTTGCAGAGTTTCCATTACCAGTCAATTCTTTTGGTTGGTTTATTAGTATCCTTTTCGAGAGCCCATCCTATAAGGATAGCAATAGGAAGACTAATAAAAATTGTAAACCAAATTGTAGCTATATTTATGATTATTGTTTTTTGTTTGATGATACGCACTAATATCTTGATTATCAGACTGGTTGCTACTCTCAGTTTTATCTCAATGAAGAGCGTTATCCAACTGAGTGCATATCTGATAATCAAGAATATAAGCCCCAAGAGAATATAATTATTCAACTTTTAGTACAAGATGCTTTCCACCAGCACTCTCCAAATAGTATTTAGGTTCTATTTGACGATTAGCTAATTGACACATTCTTTCCCCCATAATTATAGCATAGCCATTTCTATTACCATTATAATAGTATTTATCTCCATGTTTGAAATCTAAATACTCATCTTCTGATATAGTAAGCTGCTTGCCATTATGTACTTCTGTTATAGTTTTCATAATATTATAATTATTCTCTATATTACTGATTCTCACAGTAACTATCTATTTTTTAGAAGAAAGCAGACCTTATTAGCCTGCTTTCTTTTTATTTTAATGGCTGTGGGCCCTGCTTTGCCTTAAAGGCAGAATTGGTGTAAATTGCTTACCGTTTGACTGGCTATAAACCACCCATGCATGTAAACATAAGTCCACACGGTTGTTACATCTCCCCAGCAATAACAGGAACCACCAGATGGACATTGCACTGTTACCCCCTCCTGCACAATTACCTGTTGAGGAGGCAGGCTCTTATTCCCTTTATAAAAGAAAGTGGTTTTACTTCCACCAGTCTCTAACCATGTAAATTCATGGCTTTTAAGGGTTTGAGTGGTAGCAGCCTTACTGATTTTGATAATAGTAGGGTCTTTTGGAGCAGGATTTTCAGAAGTTCCTGCAAAACTCATTGCTGACAACGTTAATACAGCCAGCGATGTAAAGAGCATTCTTTTCATTTGTTTGGTTTTAATTGTTAATTAATCATTTCCTGTTCCCTCATAGAAGACGTTATTTGTTAATATCTCCTGGGAAATTACAATTTTTAACATGGGGATGTATTTAAAGGGTGAATATATTACCATTGCTCGTAACCTTACCAAATTTTCCGTCTGTTACAACAGAGCCATTAGAGAATATAGTATTAGGGAGATATGATAATATTTGTGTGCCAGCATTAATAATATCCACACAATTGTGTATATGTCCGAAACATACAAGTTTAGCATTTAGCTGTAATACCCTGCTCTTAAGAGCTTGGCAACCACATCTCTCATATATATTCCCAATAGGAGAATATGAATGGTCTAATATACCCTTAGGAGGACCGTGCGTAATAATAATATCCACATCCTCTGGTATTTCAGCCCATAAATCATGTAATTTGTCCCTTTTTCTGTTAAAAGCCCATCCCTCCCCAAACGAGGGAGTATAAGGAGAGCCCCAGATTTTTAAACCTCCTATCATAAGCTCCTCATTAAAGAGGTAGGAAATTCCCTTTTCAGCCAGTTCTTGCTTTTTAATCATTCCTCTTTCAAAAGCTATATCGTGATTACCAGCTATTATTACCTTGTGCTGTATATATAAAGAGGCCAACCATTCTATACTATCTCTACATTCATTATTAGAAATAGGACCAGTTTTAGAGTTTCCATGGTCTCCAGAATGTATCACCATATCTACTCCTTCTGGTATTGTTAAAAGGTTATGATGGCCGTGTGTATCACTAATATGCCAAATTTTCATGTTTTAGGGATTTAAAATATGGAATAATCAATTTCTGGCATAGGGACAATAGCCTTAGCTTGAAGACAAGCCTCCCATCTCATGGCTTCTTCATATGTAGCCTCTCTGTAATCAGAGAAAAAGGAATTATCTTCTGCATTAAGATGCCCATAAGGATTATAACCCCCTCTAAAATTATTATATGTAAAAGCAACTGTTCTGCAATCCCCTTCACATTTGAATATATATCCAGGGCTCTTTTTATCCGTTACATATATTTTTCCTTGTATTAATTCATTGAATTTCATGTTGAAGGAGGTTTTTTAGAGGTTTTCTTATCAGGTTTAGGGACAGACATAACTGCATTATAGTCTATATCTCTCATATCTGTACAAGAAGAACATTCTTCTGTGTGAGAATTGAGGGAAACAAAAACTTTGTGCACGGAATTCTGTTGCATGATGTTGAGCTTGTCAATCTGAGACATATAATTGGGGTTTTAGTTTATATATAAAACTCTCTCTTCACATTAAGGGTATAAAAAGAGGAGGTCTTGCTGCTTTTAGCTGCTAACCTCCTCTATCCCCAAACTCCCTATGCAATAAGCTCAATGGCTTTAGAGGAGGAATACATTTAATATACTCCCTTGGTTAACCAATAACAGAAATTCGGCATAAAGCACTATTTCTGCCCTCGACATTATTTAGTTTATTTATGTATAGGTATTCCCCTATACTCTTTATCATATACCCCTCTGAATTGCTCCAGAGGACGCTTTTGGCTTAAATATCTTTCCCATAAGGGCTGGCCAAAACCAGTTTAACAATAAATGCCACTTTCCTGGCAAGTCTTGCAGAAAGCTTCCATATCCCCAGTTTTCAGGAATTCCTGTTCGGCATCAGCTATTGTTGTTGTGTTATTGTACAACCGAATAGGCGGAAATAGATTTCCTTGCTTCATATCCTCAATATACCTCTTACATTTACTAGAAGATTGGTATTGTAGTATAACATCACCACTAAGGCCAGCTCTATTTAACTCATATAAAGAAATCCTCATATTATTCCTATATAGGGCAGTTTAAATGTAAAAAGGGAATGTCCTACTAATAGGTTACAAAGGTTATATCCCTATACATTCCTTCGATCAAGAGAATTAACTCCAAAGTATCTGTCTTGATAGACAGCCTCATTAATTCCCTAAAATATATGTAAATCCCAAGGAAGCATGTCTGAAATACTCCCAAGGGATTCACAATAAAGAATTAGAAGCGAACAGATTCTTCTGCTAAATCTTTCCATCCAGGAAGTATTTTAGCCAAATATTCCATTGTATTAGTGTCCAATTGAATATATTGGTCACCAATAGTTATTTGAAGACATATTCCACGCTCTTTACCACCAGCAAATCTTGTTAAAAACATTATAACATCCTCGTATTTAGGAATCATAGAAGCTCTTGCCTCATCATCTATTACTTCTTTTTTACCAGATATATAACCAATATTTGTTGACATATTAAATAGTTTTATATTGTGACCTAATAATCAATTAGGCTGTTTTCATTATATGCTCAGCGAATGGAGTAGTTAAGCTCTACTATGTATCCACTCTCTATAACGACAGTATAACTAATTGATTATTAACGCTTACAGCCTGACACCTCATATTATACTGGCCCTGTGTCCAGACCGCCTAAATTACGGGTATAAATATGCCCCTTTTGGGGTTTATAGTCGCTGTAACGACTGTCTGAACACCAAGCGGTCCAGAGGTTTCTCTAATAACGTCAATCCAATATCTCAGCTACATCAATATACTTTATTTGGGGATATTGAGCAACAGGATATTCTTGCCTGTACATATCATATACAGAAGCCTTATCCCAGCCAAGAGCTTTTTCTGATTTAATAGGACCATCATGCCCTACCAGACAAACTATGTATTCTTTCATATTATTTCCCAATGGGTGTTTAAGGGGTAAAGTAATGCTATATAAATGCGCTTCAACTAATTTCTTAGTTGTAAAACCTCTTTAATAAGGGCAAGGGGGTAATCACCACCCCTTATTTAGACAAATGACTAAATACTTCTCGTTGATTATCAATCAGTTAGAGAAGAATGAACCCCATCAGCAAGGCCAACAGGGTTCACAAAAGAGTTTAAAATCCACTAGAAGGTATAATATCTAGCACCTTTTCCCTCCCTTTACTAGAAAGTTCACAATTAGAAGTAGTCCCAATTACATATCCTTTTTCTAGTAAGGTATGAAAATATTGTTGGTCATCTGAAGAACATCTACCATCACAATAGACAGTAAATAGTACCTTAACAAGTTCTGATTTCATGATAAATAGTTTTTGTGACATACATATATAATGTAACGCTTTGGGCCTAACACACTATTTATAGTCGCCCAAACGACTTCCTTATTTATATCCCCATCCCATGGAATAGGTCTATTCCCCACCCCTCTATATAAGAGAATAAAAGAGGGGAAGCACAATTACTTCCCCCATTTTATGGTGCCTGAATTAAGCGGTTGCTCCAACGGAAGCCAAAAGGTCTGTAAGGGAATAAACTTTCCCTGCAACGAATTCTCCCTTCTTACCGAAGGCAATCCAGCGCCTGGTAACCTTGTTGCCTTCTTCATCTTCTCCCTGGTTCTCACCGTGGTAGATGACGAAGTTATTCACCAACTCCTTAAGGGCTGGAATAGCATTTTCAGCAAAGAGGTCATTCTCCAGCATAACGCTTTTGCCAAGCCTGATGGCTGGTGTGTTGTACATTTTGCCGTCTGCTCCCTTCACCTGGGCACGTGTGCCATTCTTGGTGAGGATGATGCGTGTGCCAAACCTGGCTGATGGTGAAGGCTGAAGACCGTCTGCTCCTGCCAATTTGCATAATTCCGCAAAGGGAATAGTGCTTAATTCTACGGCAGGAACATCTGCCCGTAAAAAGTCTTTGATTTCAAATTTCATCTTGTTTGTATTTTATTATTAATAATGCTGTTAATGTGGGGGTATCCCGCCACTCCTTATTTTGAGGTGGGGGTGTGAGGGTGGACTCCCCATCACATGTTCAGATATAATTGAAAATCAGAAAGTTAGAAAAATTTTGGGAAATTTGTAAAATTTTATTTGGTGGTTTCAAATATTCTTCCTATCTTTGAGGGATAAATATATTGAGAATGAAAATAGTAGATACATATTTTAAGATTCCTATTAGGATATATGAAGAATCTGATATTAAAGGGGGTTTACTTCCAGGGGCTCCTCTGGCCCCAAGGATTGGGGTTAAGAGATTGAAGCATACAGATATTACAGGTTGGCAGGATATGGCCTATAGGGAGATAGATACGACAGAGGAGTTCCCTTGCTGTCTGATAAATACAACAACACATGATTTCCTCTGCCATTGGCCAAGAAAGAAATTTGAAGATGCCCTGGAGGCCTTTAATGCTAAATATGATAAAATAATTGATGAGGAGATAGAGAGACAGCTGGAAAAGTTCCCAAAAAAGGAAGGAGAGTAAAAATTTTGACCTTATATAGCATTCATTAAAAAATTGTTATTGTTAATTAAATAAATTCCTCGTAATTTTGTATACAGCAGTGAATATAAAAAAGTCCTATTCTACAAGGATGGAATGCTTTGTAAAGTATTATGGGATTATATGCCTCCTGAATAATATACAGGTTTCTGCTACGGCCCTTAGTATATTAGCCTATACCTCTATGATAGGGGGTATTAAAAACCTACAGGATAAAAAGAAATTTTGTAAGGGGCTCGGGATAAAGCTACATTCTTATAACAATTTGGTTTACAGCCTTTTAGAAAAAGGCCTTCTTGTAAAAGAGGGGAAAGAAGTGAATGTTAATAAACAACTACATATTGATTGTCCGTTTCTCCTTCAAATAAAAATAGAAAATGAAGCCGACTAGTATGCCCCTAAGGGAATTCCTTATTAAGCAGGTGGCAGCAGAGCTTCAGCTTCCTATAGAGACGGTACATGCAATAGTTTCCTTTCAAGGAGAGGATGCAGCTAAAGCCGCCCATACAAATAATGAGATAGAGTTCTCTGGGTTTGGTAAGTTCTTCATTTCAAAACCTCGTTTAAACAAGAGTCTCTCAAATATGGAGAAATATATGGAGAAAGATATGCCAGAGGAGAAAAGGAAGGAGATGGAACAAGTATTACAAAGATTTAAAAGAAGGGAGGAAAACCTATATGAGTAAGTGGAGCGAATATTTGGCCCTTTTGCCAAAAGGCCTAAAAAACCCCTCTCAAGTAATAGAGGGAATAGTTAATTCTGTTAGCATGTCCTCTCTCCCAGAGGAGGAGAAAGACGAGATAATAAGGAGAAGGCTCTTATGTGCCTCTTGTAAATACATGTCCTCTAATAGGGAAGACTACCATACAAAAAGAACAGATGAGCATTGTACTTTATGCTCCTGTCCAATATTAACAAAAACAGCTTCCCTCTCTTCGGATTGTGGAGCTAAAGCATACAATCTTTCACACCCCGGAGACCAAAAACCAGTTCTTTGGGAAAAATATAAAAAATGACCATAGAAGAAAATTATTGTATTCCACAAAGAGCAAAAGAAGAAGTGGAAAAATATGGGTCAGTAGTAAATGCTTTAAAATATTTAAAAGCTGAACTAAATTCATATGAAGGCCTATGGTCTGAATATTCTTCAGAATGTTTAGGGCATGGAATTATTTGTACAAAGTTATTAATAAAAAATTTAGAAAATGGCAATAGAACCAATAATTGATTTTGAACTGGCAGAGCTGGTGAGATTCTATGGTAGTATAGTAGGAACAGAAGGAGTTTCTGAGGAGGTACAAAAAATATGTAATGAGAATATAAAAGCAGCCTTGGATAAATTACAACCCTCTTTTAAAAAGACATTACAGCGTATAGGAACAAAAAATGCAGGACTTATAACTTCATGATATGAAAAGGAATTATTACAAGGGCATTCTTAAAGTCCTTGAACAACTATATAAAGACCACCCCAGTTATGAAATGGGAAAGCATTTCTCCATAGCCTTGTCAGAATACAAGGATATTTTCTCTGTCCCTGACAAAGAGATATTCCAGGCCCTGAAGAAATACCAGGAAGAGATTGCCCAGGAACAGGACATAACAGAGGACTACATCTCCCAAATAATAAGAGATGGTCTAGACCTAGAACATATTCTTGACGAAAACGAGGAGGACGAATAATATGCCAATGTTAACAAAAGAGGAAATAGACCAGGCTTTTAAAGGAGGAATGAGTATGTTAAGAGAAGGGTGGAAAGAAAAAGAGGAGAAAGAAAGAAATCCCCCTGAATGTCCTGATACATGTGAGCTGAAACAAGAGCTTTTAGAAACTCCTAAAGAAGAATTTAATAGAGAAAATCTTCTATTAAAATATGAAGCTTATGCTAACTATTCCCCACATCACAAAATAAAGCACTTATTACAGGATTTAAATATTAGAGATAAAGCAATTAATGTAATAAAAAAAGAAATGGAATTATTACAAAATCTTTTACAAGAAGTATATGCCAACAGCGAAGAAGAATAACTACATTACAACAGAACTTGATTGGGCCGAAGAGCAGCTTGCTTCATGGAAAGCTTATGTCGACAAAAACCCAATGCATAAGCTAAAAGACCGCCTCTCCTATAAAGAAACAAAGACAGGAGGAATGATTCCTATGGTGGTGGCCTCCATTGAACAACAAGGGAAATTCCTTCAGGAAACAATGAAAAACTACCTCTCTCTCTTAGACGTAGTTAATAAGCTTAGGGAACAAGATGAGGCTAAGAAGGTGGAGGCAAGAGGTAAACAAGAAGTAACAGATTTCGAAAGTGGGAATATTTAACAATGAAGAATATATGGTTTCCAGACCAGGTTGAACCAGCTCCTCCTTCCTCCCCTAGAGAACAGGAGGAATTTCGTGCTTATTGGAAGAGAGAGAAAGAGCGTTGTATGGAGGGGTTCTATTTAGCCGATGGTCAGGTGAAAGTTCCAGGCCGCCTCTACTACCATACCGTCTATGCTAAAATAGCCATGTATGTAGAACTCCCAAACGGAAAAAAGGTGAGGAGAATAGAAACCCCCTACCTTAGAGATATTGATTGGGATATATTTGTAGAGGATATAGAAACATGCCTGGACGAGGGAAAGTTTTATATATTAGTTGGTTCCAGAGATTTTGGTAAATCTATTATAGCTGCCTCTCTGGCTTCCCATCAATACACATTTTATGGAAATTCAGAAAGTGTAATTTCTGGAGGAGCTGCCAATTATATAAAGCTGGCTACAGATAAGATAGAGGACATATTAACAAATATGCATCCCGTCTTTAGGAAACAGCGCTTAATTTCAGATTGGAAAAAAGAAGTGAAGGCAGGGTGGAAAGATAAGATTACAAATACCCCCAACCCCGCCTCCTCTAATTCTAAAATATTAGTACGTAACTACCAGGATGGCAATGACACAATGGCTGCCAATGGTACACGTCCCTCCTTCCACCTTATAGACGAAATTGGTACTATACAAAACCTTATTGGTTGTGTAAAAGATTCTGACGGTTGTTGGTGGTCTGGAGGAGGAAATAAACCATCTTGTCTCGTAATGCTTTGTGGAACTGGAGGAGATATGGAAAAGGGAAAAGAGGCTGCAGAAATATTTTATGCCCCAGAGGCTTATAACATTCTCTCCTTTGAAAATACATGGGAGGGAGGGACAAGAATTGGTAGGTTTATTTCTGCCCTTAGAGCTAAGATGGCTTATAAAGAGCCTAAAACCCTTTCTGAATACCTGGGAATATCTCACCCAGACCTTGACAGAATTACAATACTTGTCTCTAACGAAGAGAGAGCTCTTAAGGAATGGTGGGAACCAGAATATAAGAAAGCTGTTAAATCAGGTAATTCAAAAACAGTCCTTAAATTTAAGGCTTATTGGCCAATCAAACCTTCAGATAGTTTCCTAGTATTAACACAAAATGACTTTAACGTAGAGGCAGCAAAAAACCAGAAGGATAAATTAATTGCACAAGGGGTAGTAGGAAATCTTGTTACAATAGAACACGATGGGGAAAAGCTTAAACATAAGTTTACAGATAAACTCCCAATAACAGAATTTCCTGTAAAGACACAGGATAAGGACGCTCCCATACAAATATGGGAATTTCCAATTTCCTCTCCTCCATTCGGACTATACGTAGCAGGAGTAGACCCTTATAGACAATCAGAAGCAGAATACTCCTCCTCTCTGGGGGTTGTTTACATATTTAAGAGGATGCATTCCATCACCTCTGAAAAATATCAAAATATGTTTGTGGCCTGCTATGCAGCCCGTCCCAATAATAAAGACAAATGGAATGAGACAGCTCGTTCTCTTATAAAATATTATAATGCCCGTACTCTTTGTGAGAATGATGAAATGTCTTTCATAGACTACATGATAGCCAAAGGAGATGGACATTATTTAGAGGACCAGCCAGAATGGCTAAAAGAATATGTTCCTAATACTACCGTCAACCGTAAAAAAGGAATTCATCGCTCATCTCTCACTATACGTAATTTCTTAGATGGTACTTTTAAAAGCTACCTTGATGAGGTGATTGAAACTGAAAAAGATGATAATGGTTCTGTTATTTCTGAACGTCTTGGCGTTACAAAAATATTAGACCCAATGCTTTGTGAGGAAATAACAAAATTTACAAAAGCTACAGGAAAAGAGAAGACAAATACAGACCGTGTAGTAGCAGCAGAATTAGCAGTAGCCCTTGCCTACAAACTAGACCCTATTATAGGGGCTGTAGGAGAAGAAGATTCAAGGGTGAAAAGTTTATACAAGGCTATAAAAGGAAGGGAAGAAAAAACCACCTCTTTGTTTGGCACCTCTACAGCTTTTAAGAAAAACAAAACATTAAAATTGTTCTAATGATAATCAACAGGCTTACAGACCTCCCTAATATACAATTTGCCTACCTCAACATCTACCCAGACCAGTTTAAAACTGATAAGGAGAAAGAGAAGAAGTCCTGGATTAAAAATACCATGGACTACTTTGCCAATGTAGCCTATTCTCAATATATCAAAAACAAAAATAGCTTTGCAAAAAACTATGACTTGATGAATGGTATAATTGATTATACAGATTTCTATCAAACCCCGGAGGTAAAAGATTTTATAGACACGTTGTTAAGAGACACAGAACTTCCTCAATATGTAAAACACTACCCAATACTAAATCCTCCGGTTAATACAATGATTGGAGAGCTTTCGAAAAGGCCGGATATACATAAAGTGAGGGCTTTTGATGACGATTCTAAAAATGAAGAATTACAAGCCAAGACAGATGTTGTTCAACAGCTCATTCTACAAATGGCAAAGGAACAATTGGCAGGACAAATGGCCATGCAGGGACAAGACCCCTCTCAACTGGAGGATGGAGAGTTTGAAAAGTTGGCTTTAGACAAAGTGGAGGAGTATATGACCTCCTACACCTCTTTAGGAGAATCCTGGGGAAATCACATGTTAACAGCCTTAAAGATGGACCTCAATACTAAGGAACAATCTGAGGAGGCTTTTAGAGATTTATTAGTATGTGCAAGGGAATATTTCCTTATATACGAGGATAATTCAAAAAGGGGATTTAGCTCTAAAGTTATAAACCCAAAGAACCAATGGAGCTTAGGGACCCCTGATATGAAATACTCTTCAAAGATTTCTCAACATCAGAATGTCCCATATGCAAATGGCACTGTAGAGGTTATGGAAATCTCTCAAATTATAGAGGAATGCCCAGACCTGACATTAGAGGAAATAGAGCACCTTAAAAAATCCCAGCAAGACTATGGCCTTTTAAACGTAAGGGAAAGCAACTTGTTTACTAATAAGACAGGGCCTGATAGTATTATGTATGATACATACAACCGTCTTATATTACAGGAGAGAATGATAGTGGAGGGGGAGATGAAGGAAAATAGGGATGAGCTTAAAGACTGGCTTGGCCTCTCTAATAATGTAGGGGTATTTGGACAGAAATATACAGTGGTACGTGCTTTCTGGAATTCAAAAAAGAAAATAGGGCTCCTGAATTATTTGGACGAAGACCAGCAGCCACAAACAATGTTAGTGGATGAAAATTACAAAGAGGGAGCCCCAAACCAACTAGGCCCAGTTACATGGGGGTGGATAAACCAAATGTATCAGGGATATAGAATAGGCCCAGATGTGTTCCATGTGAAACCTTTTAAGCTTCTTCCCTATTCCCCATTAATAGGAATGACATATGGCCTTAAAAATTCTATGGCCAAAAGCCTTGTAGACCTCATGAAACCATTCCAGGTTTTATATAACATATGCTGGAATCAAATATATGAGCTCTTTAACAAAGAAATAGGAAATATAGCCTCCATCTCTATACGGAGGATTCCAAGGCTAAAAGAAGGAGATGCTCAGGATGAGATTGATATGTTTGAGGCAGATGCCCGTAAAAGGGGTATTATGTATGACGATGACTCTCCAGAAAATACAAAAGGAGGGGTTAATAATCAGACAGTTGCACGTAATATAGACCTTACAAGGAGTAATGAAATGGAGGCCCGCTATCGTCTAGCCGTACAACTGAAGGCAGAATGTTGGGAACTTATAGGTATGAACAGGCAGAGGCTTGGGGCAGCAACAGCCACCGAGACAGCAACAGCCAATCAAAACAACCTTGTACAAAGCTTTGCTCAGACAGAGCCATATTTTGCAGCTCATGAATATGTTCTAAATCAATACTATCAAGCTTTATTAGATGCAGCTCAATATATAGAGGGGAACAAAGAAAATTCCACCATTTCCTATATCACCAATCAGGGAGAGAATGCTTTCCTACAGGTGACAGGACAGGATATTAAGCTTCGTGACCTTAAGATATTTGTAACCTCAAGAGCAGAAGACCAGCAACTTCTTAACGAATTCCGCCAGCTTTCACAAGCTATGGTACAAAATGGAGCCAGTGTATATGATATTTCTGTCCTATATACCACAAATTCTATACGCTCTATGCAGAAGGTCTTTAAGGACTTAAGGGATAAGAATGATTCCCTAATGCAACAAACACAGCAATTAGAACAGCAGAGGTTGCAAATGGAGGGAGAGGTCTCTAAAACAGAGCTGGAACAAAAGGCAGAACAATTTGAAGAGGAAATGGCTATGAGGAAATATGAGACAGATGTTAAAGCTAATACAGACTTAGCAAAAGCCCAAATCTCTACATTCTTCCAGGCTCCCTCTACAGATGCCAATAATAACAATATCCCAGATATAATGGAGATTGCCAACCATTCTCTAAAGTTACAGGACACAATTTCAAAGAGAGACCTTGAGAACAAAAAGCTCTCCTTGGATATGCAGAAATTCCAGGCAGAGCAAAAGAATAAGAAAGAGGAGAGGAAGCTAGCACAGCAGAAAATAGAAAATGAAAAACAACGGACTAAAGTGATGGCCAGAAAATCCTCCACAAAGACTAAATGAAAAGAAAAGTAATAAAGACGGTATATAAAAACCTTGGAAGAGAGGGAGTTTGGGGGTGGGCTCATCTATCGGATAATATTATAGAATTAGATAATAAGTTAAAAGGAAAGAAACATTTAGAGATATTGATTCATGAAGCTATGCATATATTAAACCCCTCTTTTGGGGAGGATAAAACCATCCTGCAATCTGTAGCCCTCACAAATTTATTATGGAAAGAGATGTATAGAAGAATAGAAAAAGATGAGAAAATACCTTTACAAGATGGGAAGAAGTAATTAATGCTATATAAGGCCAGAATTTTTAAAATTCCCTAAATTTCTCTTGGTAAATCCAAAATCTTGTTATAATTTTACATTACAAACCAAAAAATACATAACTACATGGCTGAAAATACTATATCTGCCCCTCAATTTGACTTTGGAGTGGAGAATTCAGAGGTTTTGGGAAATCTAAAACAGGCAGAAGCTTTTCTGTCTGAAACTGCTCTCCCAGAAGAAGACCCCGAAAAACTACAAAAAATAACTCCTAAGGAAGAAGAGGAAGAGGTAGAAGCTAAGGAGAAAAAGCCCACTAAGAAGACGGTAGAAAAAAAACCCTCTGCAATGGAAGTAGCAGAAAGTTTCCTCTCTGATAAAGAAGAAGAGGGAAATGAGGAGGAAGAGGAAATTCCTGCAAAAGTGGAAAATAAAGAAAAACCAGAGAGTAATCAATTTGAAACATTCTCTAAAGAGCTTTATTCTTTAAATGTCCTTTCTCAAGATGACGAGGAGGAGCCAGTTTTGGCAAAATCTGGTCAAGAGCTTTTAGCTCTCCTTAACAAGGAAAAGCAAAAAGGCGCTATTGCATGGCTGGACAATTTCTTAGAACAGCATGGAGAGGATAGGAGAGAGTTATTTGAAGCCATATTTATAAAAGGAGCTGACCCTAAAGAATACCTCCCTGTATATAACCAGGTGGCTGCTTTAGAGGGAATAGACCTAGAACAGGAAGCCAACCAAGAGAAAGTAGTTAGAGAATTTTATAAAAGAGCTGGGATTCCAGAAGAAAAGATTCCTACAAAAATACAAAAGCTCAAAGATATAGCAGAGCTAGAGAATGAAGCAAAAGACTTCCACCCACAATTAGTTCAACAGGACAAAGAAAGGGCAAAGAAAATAGAGGAAGAATCTCAAGCAAGACTAGAACAACAAGCAGTTATAGACACTACATATAAAGAGGCCTTGGTCTCTAAATTACAAGAAAAACTAAAGCAAAAAGAGTTTGATGGCATTCCTATCAATCAAAAACTGGTTCAGGAAGCTTTCGATGCTCTATACACAAAAAAGTGGAAGCTCTCTGATGGTCAATTAATTACAGATTTTGATAAATTAATACTAGAGACCAAAAAGCCAGAAAATATAGAGAAGAGAATTAAGATAATGCTTTTAGAGAAAACTGGTTGGGATTTTTCAAAAATAGAAAAGAAAGCTATTTCAAAAAAATCAGAGGAGCTTTTTCAATCTTTGGCACATAAAGACGCAAAAAATAAACAACAAAAAACCCCAGATAACACTGGTTGGTAAAAATTTATTAAAATAAAAATAAACAAAAATGTCCTTACAAACAATACCTGGATTTACTGGCCTAACGTACGCAAGGGTCTCTTCTTTAGATGGTAGAGCTATTGGTAAATTAACAGATACCAATCACTTGGAGAGCTTGCAACACGATATGTCTCCAACTCCATATGATAAGAAAATCATAGACATATATACACAGAGTTCATTGTATTCCAATGACTTTTTGGATATGTTGAACAAAAGCACTCCATTTTATGTTGGAGGTGTTTCTGATGTATGGAAATGGCAAATTAATAAGCCTTATAGGTTTCCACAGATTATAGACGTTCCAGCCTCCACTCTATCAATTACGAATATCGGTATTGATGGAAAAGAGTTTGAAATTGTATTGGACACTATTGTAGCCAAAAACTCTGTAATTGCTGTAGGTCATAAGATGTATGGCCAAAATTTTGGAATCACACAAGACCCAACTCCTTATGGAAGGGGCTGGTTGCATAAATGTGTTCTTATTTCCGCCAACCCAACTGTAGAAACTGTTAACAGAATCTTCTTGCAACAGGGAATTGATGTGGACGTAATTGACGTTGTTCTTGGTGAGTTTGACCAGGACCTGGGAGGTTTGCAGAAATTGGCAGATAAAATTGATATGTTTGAAACTCTTGGCTCTAGCTATGGTTTTGAGCACACTATCACTGCCTGGGCAGATGACAAGATTTTAAAAGATAGTTCTGGCCGTCCTTTGGATATTATGGTGTATATGAAGCAACGTAGAAATGAGCTTCCTCTTACACGCAATGATATTAAATGGGAGCCATTCGTAGAATACATGCTTCGTAAGACAATGCTTGAAACGAAAGTGAAGAGGATGATTTGGAGCAAGCCAGGTATTATGCGTACAAATGGTGCAAAACAAGAACTTAAAAAAGTATCGGCTGGTGTATATTACAGGATGAGGAATTCTGGTAATTACGTTCCTTACAATCGTGGAGAATTTTCAGCCAACCTATTGCGTTCCGTATTCGGAGACCTTTTCTACCGTAGGGTAGATGTAAGTCAGCGTAGGGTGAAAATGTACACAAACGAAGCTGGCTTTGACGTTTTCCAACAGGCTATTAAAGAAGACGCTTTTGATTCAGGGTTGACATTTAATGTTGGAGACAACGACAAGTTTGTACAGGGACAAGGACAAACATTAGTATATAATTTTGCCTTCTCAAGTATGGTGACAAGGGAAACTGGTAAAGTGGAACTTATACACTTGAAAGAGCTTGACCTGCCACAAACTAACCTGGAATTTGGACAGAACAAAAAGAGCACTCCTGTATTCATGGTGTTTGATGTTTCTCCAACTTCTGATGGTGCTTTAATTAATAACATCCGTGAAGTACGTAGAGAAGGAACTCCTTCAATGCAATGGGGATATATAGATGGCCGTAGGAGTCACTTAGGAAGTATGGCTTCTCAAGGATTCACAGCCTCTAGCAAATTCCCAGGATATACAATCTGGATGGAAGACCGTTGTGATGTATTCATTGAAGATATGTCTCGTACCGTTTTAATAGAGGAAATACCACAATTCTAACCTACCGAGGGGTAAGGAGGCTAACTTCCCGCCTGCCTCCTCCCCTCACAAAATATTGGCAGAGATGTCAAGAGAATGGGATAGGGAAAGCCTGTCGCTGAGGGTCGCTCCTCACATTCTCCTACAAACCACAAAAACTACATTAATGGCAAGAACAGCAAAAATAGCTCCAATAGCTAAAGAATTTTCTAATACTTTTAACACTGTAGACCAACAGCTTGCAAAGCATGGATATTACAGGTTTCCTGGAACAAATGTTACAATGCTTCCTCATAAAGAAGCTTCTGGTAAATACAGGACAGGTTTAGACGAAAAAGCTCTCTATTTAAACAATCTCCCCGAAGAAGAAAGGGTAGCAGAGATTAAAAGAATAAGAGAAGATAAGAAAAGATTAGAAGAAGCTTTAGGACTTCCTGGTAGTGGTATTTTAGACCCTACCTCTCCATTTTGGAACTTTGCCGCCTCCTCAGCAACCTTAAAAGAAAGGTTTGGGACTGACGTAAAAGTAAGTCCTGTAAAATTAGGAACATCAGAAATGTTTTTTAATTTATCTGAAGGGGATGTAATGAAAGAAATTACATGGAATTGGTTAAGAGTTCATCCTCGGATTGCTCCTTCTATAGACGCTTATAGGAGAGGAGATGTCCCTTCTGATACACAATATTATATTGCAGATGACGAGGCAGAGAGTAAAGACACTTATAGCAGAAAGAAATTAATAAATCAAGCTATAGTTTCTTTAGAAGCTCTCGGACCCTCTAAAAGGAAAATGATAGGAAGACTAATGGGACTCCCTATTACAGAAGATACAACAGAAGAAACTGTTTACAACCTTATAGATGCTCAATTAAAAGAGACAGAATTTAAGAGTGGTAAAAATAAAGGGATGGCCCCAGTTTCTCTCTTTAACGACCTATTAAAAACTACAGATGACCGCCTTAAAGTGAAAGACCTTGTAGAACAAGCTTTGACACATTCTATTTATAGAGTAGGGGTTGGAGGTAAAATAATGGAAGGAGAAGTTGTTGCTTCCCCTTCAAGAGAAGACCTTGTAGAATATCTCCTTAAAGATGAAAATCAAATGGACCTTCTTGCCCTTGAGAAAAAATTAACAAATAAGAAGCTTAAATAATGATAGGAGTAGATAGCCTTCTTTATGGAATAGACCAACGTATCAATAAGCTATCTACCTTTGCTCACCAAAGTATTGCTTTAGAGGATAAACTTCTAGCCATAAATGAAGGAGTAATAAAATTAATTAAAAGGAAGGTTGACCCTAATAATATTTATAAAATAGGATTGGAGGGTTTTAAAAAACGCTACCAAGATTTACAATTCTTAGTAGAAAATCCAGAAGACCACGAACTTCCTTTGACACTTGGAGACCCAATAATGCATAAATATATTGCAGATGTAGTCCAAGTAGACCCTAAGTTCATGTTTTATATAGATGCTTATGTATTAGCAGATAAGGGGTCTTGTAATAACAGAGTGATTTATTGTAATCCCGATTTAGTAAAACACGCTGATATTCCTCTCCTCCTAAATAATAATAACTTTAAGCCCTCTTTCGAATATCAAGAAACTATAATAGATATTTCCTCAGATGAGCTTCATGTATATTCAGATGGTAGTTTCACTCCAAAGAAATTATATCTAACATACATAAGATACCCCAAAGAAGTAGATAAAGAAGGGTATATACATTTTGATGGAACTGATTCTATCAACCAAGACTGCGAACTAGAGGAGTATTTAAAAGATGAACTTCTTGATATAGCAGTAGAAAACTTAGCCATGTACACAGAAAATAGTTCGGCTGTAGCTTACGCAAAAGACCGTTCAGCTTCTGATGAATAAAAATAACAATTAAAAAACAAAAGAAATAATATGGATTATTCATTAACAACCCTTTTTGTTGTTCCTGTAGGAAACTCTCTACCAACAAGTGGTAGCACTGAAACTTTAACAGAAGGACAATTTGGTGTATATAAAGATGAACAGAGAGTAGCGGCAACTAATGGAAACATTGGTACTGCTTCCTTTATACAATTTGCTCAAGGACAACCAAACCTGTACATAGGTTCTAAAGTTTCTGATAAAATTAAAGCCTCTAAAGTAAAGAAGTGGTATAAAGTTACTGGTTCTGGACAGGCAGCTAATGAAATCTGGCAAGTGTCTGATTTTACAGCCTCTTGTGGAGAAGATGTAACATTAACTCTTCGTGGCCACTCCAGCTATCTTGACACCATCTCTTTCAATGGCTTGACAAGGTCTATTACAGTGAAAGCACCATGTTGCGATTGCGGTGCTGACCCTTGTACAGAAGTTGATAATGAAGCCCTGATTGACCTTATTTTGCAGAAAATCGCCCAGATTGATGCAGCTCAAACAGGCCCAAATGCCTTACGTATTGATACATTCTTCACCTTTTCTAAGGTAGGAACAGGAGCCTCAGCAACTCTGTTAATCTCTAGTAATGCCCTTACACGTTACGCTCAACCTTGCGATATTGCAGCCAACCCTTATGAATTTGACCGTATTTGGTTTAGAGTTTGGGTTTATAAAGGCCCTGAAACAACTGTAGACTTTATTGTTGCTAATAATTGCGATACAGCAGCCACGACCACACTACTGCAACGTAGTAGCTTCCCTCATGGAACTTCTACAGAAGTTGCACAAATGGAAAAGGATTATTACAGCTACCAAAGCCCTCAAAAGCATTTGTTCAGAATGGCTGGTTACAACCAGTATTTTGAAAGCCAGGTTACAGATGGCACTGTTTATGACTTGTATGTAATTCAGTTTGACGAATTATTCCAGGATGACTCATGGACAAGGAATGCAAAAGAAGACGAAAGAGTATTGCTATATATCCCTCAAGGTGCTACCTCTACGATAGAAACAATGTTGGTGACATATCTTGGAGCAATCACAGACGAAAGCGCCACAGCTATTACTACTACCACTACAACTTCTACTACTAGCACAAGTACTAGCACTACTACTACGCTTATTCCGTAAGAAGTTAAGAATAAATTCCCAAAAGGGTGAAGGAAGGATGTATTTCCAACTCCTTCACCCTTTTAATTTAATATAATGGGCAAGAAATTAAAAAAAGCATACAGAGACCTTAGGCACATTTTCGAAGGAAAAGATGGAAAACTTAGTGGAAAAAGAATATTAGGCACTCTATTAATATTATGTGGAATACATATAGGTTGGCATGGAGTGGTTAACTGTACAGATAGTTTAGCCGATATAGTAATGATGGTAGGTACATTCTTTGGGGCGGGTTTGGCTATGTGGGGAATTACCTCATGGGATAATAGAATGCAAGAAAAAATGAATTTAGAAAACCCTAGTAGAAATCAATTATAATGGACAAACCAACTAAAGATAGAATAGCTCTTCTACACCCTATTAGAAGGGAAGAGGTAGAAAAACTTGTAAATGAAGCTAATGCAGCCCTTACCTCTCATTCACAAATGAGGATTGTACAGGGGTATAGAACATTCCCGGAGCAGGATGCCCTGTATGCACAAAGGCCAAAAGTGACAAATGCTAAGGGCGGACAATCCTATCATAACTATGGACTTGCAATTGATTTCTGTCTTATAATTGATGGCAAAGAAGTCTCTTGGGAGACTGGTAAAGATTATGACGGGGATAAAGTAGCGGATTGGCTTGAAGTAGTACAAATATTTGTTAGGGCGGGATGGAAATGGGGAAAGGCCTTTAATGACCTACCACATTTAGAGAAATCTCCCCTGCATTGGAAGGAGTTATTAAAAAAATATAAAGCCAACGATTTTATACCTAGCACAAAATACGTAAACCTATAATGGCAACTCCTCAGTTAAACCTATTATTTCCAGATACACATGATGCTAAAGTCTTGCTTATAGCAGATATTAGTTCATACCCCTCCCCATTTACTATTTCTTCCCCTACAATAGAAATTACTCCTCCAGGATTTCCTGTGGTTGTTCTTCCATTTACAGCACAAGGATTTACTGTCTACGATAGTATGTCTCTGGAGATTACTTGTTCTGATTTAGATTGTGAAAAAATAGCCCTTCCAGATGGTATCTGGCATGTAAAATACTCCATAACTCCCGCCTATAGATATTTTGTAAATAAGAGTTTCCTTAGAATTAATCACTTAATGGAAAAATTTGATAGGGTGTACCTCAAATTAGAGTTTATGCAATGTGACCAAGCCATAAAATCTGAGGATAAAAAGGTGCTAGATACTATAAATACATACATAAACGGGGCTATATCTGCAGCTAATAATTGTTTAGACACATTAGCAATGCAACTTTATAATAAAGCCTCTAAGTATATAGATGATTTTATAAATAACAGATGCTATCTTCAATGAAAAAATTAAATAAACAATATAATTGCTCTCCTTCTAAATGCATACAATGTGGCAAAAAGGAAAGGAGGTGTCAGTTAGTAAATGGACTTTGTTCAACTTGCAGGGGTAAAAAATGAATATAATAACAAAAGAATGTGAAGACTGCAGCAACTTACAAGAAGTACTTTCTTACATAGAATGTACGTTATTAGACCTTGCTAAGAAAAAGTATAGCTCTCTAGCATATGGAGTAAAAACTTGTTTTTCACAAGAGCTTTTTAATGACCTCTCTTATTGGAAGAGAATTGTAGAGGCTCGTATTTATAATTGCTCCTATCCTTGTTCGGAATTTTCCTCTAATGACATACTAGCAAAAGCCAGGATTCTAGCATATAATATAGATTGCTCAAGATGCCCAGAATGTGAAGAAGTTATTGTTCCTACTACTACAACTACATTCCCTCCTGATGAAAGTAGGTGTGTTTCATATCTAGTAGAGGGAATAGAGCCAACAGGAGATTCTGTACAATACCCCTATTCTTATATAAACTGTTCTGGAAATTTTATATCCGGAAGTATAAGTCAATATCAAGGGTTAAATATATGTGCTATAGAAAATAGTGTATTTATAAATACCTCTGTGTTTTCTATAACACAGTATGCAGATGAATGCAGCATTGTTCCAGAAGCTTGTATTTGTGTTCTTCTTACAAATGAAGAGACAGAAGAAGGTGTTGCTCCATATAAATTTTCTTATGAGGATTGTGCTGATAACATATTTACAGATATTCCATTGGATTTCCAAGAGTCTACAAATATATGTGTCCGACCCTCTACATTCTTTAACAACTTTGCATTCTCTATGATTAACAATGGTCCATGTATAGAAGATTGCCCAACAACGACAACAACCACTCCTTAAAATATTAATAATGCCTGTAGGCAGACCTAGGAAATATGCCTCTGAGGATGAAAAAAGAAAAGTTGTTATTCAAAGAGCTATAGAATGGAGAAGAAATTTTCAACCATTATGGCACGAAGATAATATTAAAAAATCAAATAAAATACTATGAGCGGATGTGTTGATTGCTTTAGGAATTGCCCAGATATTATATCAGACAGATGTGTTAAATATACAGGTCCTGATATTACCTGTCTTGGTATTTGCACAGGAGACTCCCTATATGAATTCGAAGCTGAGGTAGCAGAAAAACTATGCGCTGCTATTGATGGCACAGGCATAGACCTTTCCTCTGTAGATGTTTCTTGTGAATTTTTAACAGATATTCTTGGAGAGGAAGACCAGACATTGGTTAATTTAATGCAAATGCTTGTAACAGCATCTTGCACATTAAAAGAACTTATAGATGAAATCAATGCCCAACTTGCAGAGCAATATGTTTTTAACACATTATGCTTAGAGAATCTTCCAACCTCTCCTACAAAGGATGATATTATACAGGCAGCCATAAATAAAATATGCGCAATAGATGCCCGTCTTTTAGTCATAGAAAATGACTATGTCAAGAACTCTGACCTCTGTACATTAGTTACAGCCTGCTTGTCTGGAGGTGGTGGAGGTGGCGGCACCCCATCAAGTCAATATAAAGACAGGATGGTTCCATATGCTCCAATTCCATATATTGGCCCTCTTTCCAATTTTGATAATACAGGAGCTGGCCTATCTGCAAATGGTTTTGATAAGGTATATTTAATGAATGGCCTAAATGGCACACAAGACTGGAGAGGCCGTTCTCCAATAGGAGCTATAAATAATGTACCAGGAGGTACTTTAGACTCCGCAGTAGACCCCTCTCTCCCAGCTAATGCTGGCCTCAATTATAATTTAAACCAGAAAGTAGGAGCTTCCAGCGTAACTCTTTCTGTAATACAGATGCCAGCCCATACACATGGAGTAAATGACCCAGGCCATAAGCACCAAATAACAGGGTATGTAGGAGGTGGAACTAGTGAATTTGCAGCAGGAACTGGTAATTTTTGGTATCGTAACCCTTATACTTCTACAAGTACTACTGGCATCACCTTACAATCAGCAGGAGCTGGACAACCCCATACAAACCTACAGCCCTCAATAGCTTGTTATTATATTGTACATATCCCTTAAAATCATAATATGTCTTGCACTCCTTGTACTTCTTCTTCTCCTATATCCTTTGGGGTACAGTATTTCTATAATGCTCAATGTTCTACATGCACTACTTCCTGCTCTACAGGACCAGCTTTAGACGCTAAATGCATATATTATAATGGCCCTAATTTAACTTGTTCTGGAATTCTTTCTGGGGATACTTTAGAAACAGCCTTACAAAAAATTGACGAACAAATATGCTCCTTAATAGGGGATTATTCTACATATCAATTTAATTGTTTAGAAGACTGGTGCTCCTGTACAATAACTACAGAGGCTCAATTTGTAGACCAAATAACTGCATATACGTGTGAAACACGTTCTATGTTGGATACATTTCTAGGAACAACTTTCCCCACATATCAAGCCTCTATAAACACTAGATTTGTGGCTTTAGAGGTTCCAGGAATTACATGCTCTACAGCTTCTGTAACTCCTACAGACACTTTACAACAAATATTAACAAAATATTGTACCCAAATAACAAATATTAAAGCTGCTATAAATGTTTCTTCTGTAGATTGGGCACAATGTTTTGTAGTAGGGAGTCCTCCATCTACTATTATAGATGGCTTCAATCTTATTATAGATCAGATGTGTTCTGTACAGGCGACAGCTGATGCAGCTGCTGTACTCCCTACCTTTAATAATACAGCATACACATGTCTTGCTTCTCCTGGTTCTAATGATACTTTGGTAGAAACTATAACAAAGATACTTGACCGTCTCTGCCAAACCCCATTATTTGATGCTTCTGCAGTTACATGGAATTGCTCTCAGGCAGACCCCGCTGATTTAACAGAAGCGTTGCAAAGCATTGAGGACCAATTATCTACCTCCTTACAGGCCCTCCCAACATTCTCAGGAGATTTTGTAGTAGAAGCTACAGACCCTATGGACCCTTGTGCTGGAGTAACTGTCTCTTTAGCTACCCCTTTAAATCAGGACCGTTTTGTAGCCTCTAATGCCTCAGATACCTCTCCAGGTACTCTTATAGAGAAGTTAACAGCAGGAGATAATATAACCCTAGATGATACCTCTGTTCCAGGGCAGGTAATTATTACCTCTACAGGAGACACCTATAAAGTACAGGCAGATATATCAGATACTACACAAGATTATTTAGAAGGAAAAGTAGAGGGAGATACGGATGGAGTTATAACTATTTCTACAGCATATAATGCTGGTACAGAAAAAGTACAATTTACCCCCTCTATAAGTGCAGATGCTCTTATGGAGCTCATATTCTCTACAATAGAAGCCTCTGTGGAATGGAAAGCCCGTTTCTGTACAATTGCCTCTACATGTGTTCCTGGATATACCTGTACCACTTACACAATATCAAATGGTGGTGCTCCAGAAGATACAGGAAGTTATTCTTATACCGATTGTTTTGGAGTTACTCAAAGTGGAACTTTAGCAGGAGGAGAAGATATACAAGTATGTGCTATTGGAGGTATTATTATATTAGGTACTTTAACTGTTTTAGATGAGGGAGCTTGTCCAGACTTGACTCCTACAACAACTACCACTACTACAACCACAGTCCCTTAATATCCAATAAGTTATATAAAATAATGCAAATCCTTTTAGTTCCGTTTTATGGTTTGCGGAACTGGCCCTTCCGAAAGGAGGGGCTTTTGTTTTTTTTAATATAGAATTATGCCTAAACATGCTAAAATAATAGGTAATACTAAACAATGTGGAAAATGTAAGGTTTTCTTACCTTTTTCTGATTTTGAAAAAGATAATACTAAAAAATGTAAAACTAGCAGCTCTTGTAAAAATTGTATAAAAAGGAGACAAAATAATCCAGAATGGAGGGATAAATATAGAAAAAGAAGAAGAAATTATATGAAAAAATTATCTTTATCAGAAAACAACATACCTAGAATAAGAGAACAACAAATAAAATTAAAATATAAGCTTTCTCCGGAAGAATACATACAAATGATTGATAGTCAATACAATCTATGTGCTATTTGTGGTAAACCAGAAATTGCAGTAGATAAAAGAAATGGTAAAATAAAAGCTCTGGCTATAGACCACCATCACGAATCTGGGAGGGTACGAGGGCTTTTGTGTAGTAAATGTAATACAGGGCTAGGTATGTTTAAAGATGATATAGAGTTATTTAAAGCTGCTATAAAATATATTAGTAATAATTAAAATATAATCAGCCTTTTTTACAAGGGCTAAAAATAAATTTGGAAATATCAATTATTCTTCATACCTTTGTACCTTAAATTATTATAAATGATAATAGAGCAAGTTAAAGAACTTCTTCCAAAAAAAAGAAGTAAAAAATGGATGGCTGAAAAATTAGGAACTACAGTAGAAGAGATTAATAAAGCTTTAGAGGCTATTGATGGAAAAGTTCGTACTTCTATGTACTTTCATGTGGAAACTTCAAATATGTCTCCAACAGTAACTTATGAAACAGCTACCTCTCAACATTTTAACATTGAGGAGGGGACTTTTAAATCAGAAATTATTTTAGATTTTGAGCCAAAATCCTCCGAAGAACTGGCAGAATTACATAAAGTAGACCTTACAAAATATAAAATATCCTCATATTGGACAAAACAAAGGGGGGAGAAATTTACCTCCAGCCTGTTATGTACACTTATAAAACCAGGGGACTATACAGCAGAGGATTTTGCTAATTTCCTGAAAGAATATAAACCTCCTACGGAATTTACCCCTAAAAAACCAACTACAGGAAAAGCAAAAGTAGACGTAGAACTTTCTATTTTTGATTTCCATTTGGCTAAAAAGACACTAGAGGGAGAGGACATAGAAGATAAAATTGAGCAATATATACAAGTGGCTGTAGACCTTATACATAAGGTAAAATCAATATATGACATTGATACGTTAGTATTTCCTATCTCTAATGACTTTTTCCATTCTGATAATTACCAAAATCAAACCACTAATTTAACTCCTCAGGATGTATTAACAGGATTTGATAATGAATACGAAGAAGGATTTGGGCTTTTAGTAGCTATTATAGACTACCTACAATCAGAAGCCTCCACTGTAGAGGTAATATTGGTACAAGGAAATCATGACCGTACTAAATCTTTCTATTTAGCTCATGGTTTAGAGGTATATTTTAGAAATGTACCTTCTATTTCTTTTGACAGGGGACATTCTGTAACAAAAGCTATTTCCTTAGGAAATACATTTATAGGCTATCATCATGGAAATTGTAAGATTGACCAACTTCCCCTCCTGTTCTCTACAGGAAAAGATTCTCTGGAATTTGGAGCTGCTAAATACAGAGAAATACATACAGGAGATAAGCACCATTATATGGCCAAAGAAATAATGGGTTGTAGAATACAACAAATGCCTTCTCTATCCGGAACTGACCGTTGGCATCAAGACAATAATTTTGTTCACAATATACGTGCAGGTCTTGCCTTAGTATATGACAAGGAAAAAGGCAAGATATGCGAATTTGAATCTAGAATATAATGGAAACTGTGTATAGTACTAGGAAGAAAAATAGTAACAATCTATCTAAGGAAGAAAAATTATTACTAAATAGCCCTGAATATTTACATAAATGTACTAAGTGTAATTTATTTAAACCTAATACAGAATACACTATAAATAGAACAGCTCCAGGAAGAAAGTTTTTATCAGTATGTAAAGAATGTGTAAAAACTGTCTATATCAATGGTATAAATAAAGAGTCTAAATTAAAATCCGCTCTTAAAGGTAGAAAAGTCAATAGAATTACTGTAGTATTTAATTCCGCTAAGGGTAATGCTAAGAAAAAAGGCAGAGAGTTTAGTATATGTAAACAAGATATTGTAGAACTTTTTGAAAAACAAAAAGGATTATGTTATTATACTGGCAAGCCTATGTATTCTAACATATTAGAATTAGAAAACTCTAATGATTCTATTTCTATTGATAGAAAAGATAGCAGTATAGGATATACAAAAGATAATATTGTACTATGTAGATGGATTATTAATAAAATAAAAAATGATTTAACTTTAGAAGAATTGGTTTCTATATTAGAGGACATAAATAAAACACGTAATAATGAGTACTCGTAGACAAATTGTCTCGGATATAAGGAGTATGAATAAACTCTTAAGTAGTGATGTTTTCCTGACAGATAGGGTGATTGATAGAGAAGCTTTCTCTACAGCCCTTGTATTCATAAAACAACAGACAGATAAGAGGAGACTATTTCAAAGCCCTAATATTTTCACTACGTTACAATGCATTCCAATGATACAGGTTCCTGTAGGAGAATGTTATGAATATACCTCTTCCTTATTAATAAGCAGGAGTAAAGAACCTCTCCCTAAAATAGCAGAGGGGATATTTGGCCTTCTCGTACAAAATTGTGTTTCCATTGATAATTTAATTTCTTTTAAAGAATCCACTCCAAGAAGATTTGCAAATTCTTTAAAGCTTGGGCTTAAGACAACTATAAATGAATTTTGGGTATATAACTCTTATTTATATTGTTCTAATGGGTCTTTAGAAAAAATTAATTTTTCCGCCCTATTTGAAGAGGATATTCCCTCTTCTTTATTATGTCCAGACTGTGAGTGTTTTCCAGAGCCTTGCAATGAATGCCAAAATCCTTTAGACCAGCCATTTAGATGTCCAGGTTATCTTGAAGGCCCTGTAAAGACAGAGGTTGAAAAGAAACTCCTCTCCACATACCTATCAATCCAACAGGATATTACATCAGATAATAAAGATGATGCTACAAGGAAGTAACATATGAGAGTAAAAGTACAATACAGAACAACACAAAAAGAAGTCTACCTACGATTTAAACAAAAATACCCCCATATTAAAATTAGCTTTAACGAATGGGCCTCTATAATATATTCTTTTAACTATTCTTTTAGAGATTATGTATTAGAAACAGGGCATAGGTGTAAATTTATACATGGGTTTGGAGATTTTGCTATAACAAAATGGAGGCCGGATAAAACAAAAATTATAAATGGAGAGGAAAAAGTAACCTTGCCTGTAGATTGGAAGAAAACAAAAGAGGCAGGAAAGAAAATCTACTATTTTAATTATAATACAGATGGTTATAAATTCAAATGGAAATGGTTTGCCAGGGTTGGAAGAATATGCGATACAAGCTTATGGAATTTTAAACCTTCTAGAGTAAGTTCTAGGCTGCTAAAACACTACGTACAACTTCTTAATTATCAACACAAATATCTAAGCTGGAAATAAAATGTCTTTCTACCACAAATATGATTTTGTATCTCCTGAACCACTCCTCTCTCTAATTAAAGAGGAATTAAAAAGCTATTTTGATACAGGAGCTATAGACGACCTAATGTTCCCCATATACCTTTCAAGATGTCTAGAACGTCTTGGTAGGGGAAGTTATAAGATAGTCCCAGCAATATTCCCTATAAGAGATTTTGAATGTAGGATGCCAGATGATGTATATAAAATAAGAGAAGCCTGGGCTTGTTTTGATTGCACATATAATTATCAACTTCCCTCCTCTGTCTATCAACAAGTGCAATCTTGCTCAACAAGACTTGATACGCCAGACATGTATTGCAATAAATGCAATGAATGTGAAAGCCCAGATATAATAAATGTAATTTATAAAACAACAGATACTGTAGCTTTTTCTTTTAGAAAATCTCATCTATTACAACCAGGAAATATAAATGCAAGGAATCATTGTGGAGATTATTGTCTAAATCTTAATGCTTCCTCTCCAGATACATTTGATATACGGGATAATAAATTTGTGGTTAATTTTAGAGAGGGGCATGTGTATGTATTATATTATTCAAAAGAGCTTACGGAAAGTGGTTTTGAAATGATTCCTGATAATTTAAGAATTCAGGAATACATAGAGGCATATATAAAGGCTAAAATGTTTGAACAACTATCAAATCAAGTTACAGACGAAACCTATAATCAAATACAACAAAAAGCTGATAGGTATAAGCAATTAGCAGATGAGGCTTTCCAAATAGCCAGAGTAGAAACTCGTTCTGAGACAGCTTATGATAAACATAGGAAAATACTAAGAACATTACATAGAAACGACAGGTATAAATTAGACTAATGGCTGAAGAATCTAACATTTCTCTGAATCCCAAAGAGGCTAAAATAGGGATGTCTTTAGATAATACGGCTTCCTCTGTTCCACAGGGGATGCTTTCTTATGCACTAAACGCCCAAGTAGAAAACTTTGATGGAAACCAGGTAACATACCAGAATGAAATAGGGAATATATTATGTACAAATCTACCAGAAGGTTATTCTGTAGTGCATATGCATAATATTATAGAGAAAAACCTTATAGCTGTTCTCCTGGTTAAGGATGACGAGACTACCTCAGAAATAGGGGTTATAGATACTAATACCTGTACATATACAAAAAAGATAAATTCTCCTTGTATAGGCTTCACAAAGAAGACAGTTATTCTTAAAAGTGTACATAAAGTAACAAATTGTAGTACAGAGTTGTACTTTGCATCTCCTAAGAGAATGTATATTGACTTCGAAAACCTACCTTTTGTAGAGGAGGAAGTTCCTGGACAATGTGAAAGAGAAGTTACAGATGAGGTAGATTGCAACAAAATGCTTGTGCAACCAAATTTCTTAGTACCACAATTAGAGATAACAGTTTGCTATACAATACGCAAATCTATTAGGAGAGGCCTACACCTCTTTCTATTCTATAACAAATCCCCTCCCTATTTTTGACCCGACAAAGGTAACACAAGATTTTAATTATACAGTTGGTAAAAGTATAGAGGTCTCTATTACAAATATAGACCAAACAGGTTATTATGATTATTTTAACCTGGCTGTCATAAAAACCATTAATAATATATCCTCCGTAGAGCTTGTTGGTATATACAAAATAACCACTTCCTCTCAATTAATAACATATACAGGACAAAATCAAGAGCAGATACGTTTGACAATAGACGACATATTTGCTAAATATCCCATATATGAAGAGGCAGGAGATATAACCTCTGTACAGGATGTTTTAATATGGGATGATTTAACGACAGCTGCCCGTCTTAATTACCAACAAATAGCTAATAAGATTAAATTAAAATGGCAGTCTTGGAGATTAAGAACCCCCTATCCATATAGAGATGAGCTACATGCAGCTAATATAAGGGGGTATATGAGGGATGAAGTATATCCATTTGAGATTGTATTTGTATTAAAAAATGGCTATCAAACAGATAAATTTCCCATTCCAGGCCGTACTGCTACCCCATATGATTTAGAGGTAATATATAATGATGATGTGGTAGATGACGATGACACTTTATGTGAATCTCCAGAACCTAAATTTAGGTGGCAGGTTTATAATACAGGTACAAATGAGGGAATGAGTGTAAATTTTTGTCCGCCAATTCCTGATTTTACATTACAAGGGAGTATATCCCATATATGTAATGGTTTGGGGTGTACAGAGCAAGGAGGCCCAACCATAACCTTTACTTTTGATAAACCAACTCCAGAACAATTTACCCTTAAAATAGGATTCACAGAGACAGAGGTAATGAATCCTCCAGAGTGGTTTGCTACAGGATATGATTTATTCTCCCTTCCTCCTGACACAATTCCAAACCCTCAATACGCTCCATATTCAAATGTACCTTTTGAATTTGTAATACCACAAGGAGTTACTTCACATGTAGTAAACTCTCCAATCG